TTGGCCGCACGCAGATGAACATGACAAAGGAGTACTGAACGCAGTTTCGGATATGGCCGGTACTGAGATTATTCTTGAATCAACGGCAAACGGTATTGGTAATTACTTTTTCAATGCTTGGAAGGCTGCAGAGTCTGGTAAGTCTGAATATATTCCTATTTTTATTCCTTGGTATTGGCAAAACGAATATACCGCAAGTGATGAAAACTTTACTCCTAACGAAGAAGAGCAATTCCTTTTATCTTTGTATGGTAAAGATGGAATGACGTTAAAGCATTTGGCATGGCGACGATTGCGTTTATCAAAATCAAACGATATTGATTTAGCCATGGAAGCATTCAAGCAAGAATATCCATGTTCTGCAACTGAAGCTTTTCTCAACCCTATCGCGAATGTCTTTATTAATTCTAAACATGTTGCAAAAGCTAGAAAGAATCGCATTGATACAGAATCATCTAGGCTTATTATTGGCGTGGACGTTGCTCTTGGCGATAATGACAAAACTGCAATAATTAGGCGGAAAGGTCGCGTTGCTTATAATCTAGAAACATTCCGCAACATGAATACAATGGAAATAGCAGGATATCTAAAGCATGTTATTGAAAAGGAAAAGCCAACGAAAGTTTACGTGGATTGCATTGGCGTGGGTGCTGGCGTTGTCGATCGCTTACGTGAGCTTGGGTATCATTTTGTCGAAGGAGTTAATGTCGCACGCAGTGCTAATCGAAAAGATAAATTTAGAAACCTTCGGGCTGAGCTTTGGGCCGAAATGAAAGAATGGCTTTTGCAAGAAATGCTTGTGCAGATTCCTGATAATGATGAGCTGCATGGCGATCTTTGCAACCTTGGTTATAAATATGACAGTTCTGGTCGTTTGCAGATTGAGAGCAAAGATGATTTAAAAGCTCGCGGCATGGCGTCTCCCGATACTTCGGATGCTCTAGCACTAACGTTCTATTCTGGATTTTATGAAGAGTCGCAAGAGTTTGCCATTACGACTGTGCCAAAACCTCAACCTGGAATGTTCTTTTAATGCAAATCTGTTGAGAAAGTAAATACATTATTGATAGGCTTTATGTTTGATATGCAAATTAATAATTCTTGAATAAAATGCTCTGTTTGTATTATTGATTCGCTATCACCTTGACTAATATGACGCATTAGATGACATAAAGATGAAATATAAGCGCTAATGATTAGGTTCATTACAAAGCTCATATCTTCTTCTTGGCCTAAATTGCTTTTTAAAAATACATTAGAAATTAAATTTAACGATGCAGAAAATCGAGTAATTGCATCTTTTATTCTTTCATCCATTTGCTAGCCTTATTCTCGTACTAAATGATAAATATCTTCCATATCTGTAAGACGTTCTTTTATATGATATATGTCAGATTGTAAAGTATCGCACCACATTGTTAAAAACATTACTACAGTGATTAAGAAAGCTAATAAAATATTTTTAAACATACTCGCTCCGTGAGTAATTGATATTTATAGATAGCACTTTCCTTGACATGTTTCGCAAATAGCATATTCTGCATTTAAAGTTCTAACTTTTCCATGATCGCATATTCTATTGTTGCAAGGATATCGCCATTGCGGGTGCCAGCATTCGCAATCATTGCAATATATTCTATATAAAGCCATTCCTTCTTTTCCTAAATGGCATTCTTTATTCATTTTTAACATACCCATTTTCAATTAAATAAATTATCATTTTGGCACAGGCATTGGATAAATTTTCGTCAGTCTTGTTTTGCATCAACGATACAAAGATCCAATCTAATTGTTGTGATGTTGTCTCACAATAATAATTAATGCTATAAAATTCTTTAAAGGTACTAATATCATGTAGATTATTATTATCTTTAGACCATATTCCTTTTTCTATTCTTAATCTAAATGAATTATATGGCTCATTTTCTTTTATTGTGATTCTATGAGGCAATAATGCCAATAATTCTGATATAGTGAAGGCAGATATTTCATCTTTCCAGCTATTTTCATTTCTAAAAAAAATATATTCACCATTAACAGTGTTGCACCAATAAAATAATGAATTTTGTTTAATACCTAATTCTTTTAATTTTTTCGCATATTCTAAACTTACGCATTGATCTTCTAGCCTCATAGCGCGCACTTCTCAATCATCTTTATTAACATTCGGCCTTTCCCTTCTTTAACTAACTCATAAGGTGCTTTATTTCCTAGTTCATTTTGTTTTGTCATCCACCAACAATTTAATTTATCTTTATCATATCCAAAAAACTCTTCTGCGACGCTATAGACTTGTTGATAAGTTGTCGTTTTTGAAACAGATTTCATCTTCATTTCTCAATAATAATATTTGAACCATCTCTTGCAATCTAAGCATTTATATAAATTTGTAGAGAAATTATGCTTGGTATTGGCTGAATGGCAATATGGACATGTATTTAATTTACTCATGGCATGACTGGCCATTTTTTATTGTGATAAGCTAGGTTTTCGGTGGCTTCTTTAATCCAAGTATATTTTTTATCATCGCTAATAGAGAGATGCAGCGTGCTAAGCAATCCTATTGAATAACCAAGAATGATTAAAAGTTTAGTATTTATATCGATCAATTCTTGTTCTTTTTCGGTCATGTTAAATTCCTTTAATCGCATTTGCTGCAATATGTCGCAAGTCCATGTATGCAAGAGGGAAGTTTTTGCGACTGTTTGAATGCTTCTTTTTTCCCATCGTCAAAGCCTTGGTTATAGCTTTCTGTAAGATAATGTGCGAAAGCTTCTGATGGATTGTCGGGAACAAATGCAGAGGTCAAAAAGTTTTCTGTTCCATCATTAGCAGCTGTTAAATAAATATAACCACCTTGTACTTTATATCGTGTTATTCTTGTGTTGCCTTCTTTTTCGCATTGTTCTATTTTATACAAATCACTCATTTATCCGCTCCAGCATTTTCTAATAATCTTTCATAGCAAACAGCATGCAAATTGATAGGTAATTCTACGCCAATAGTATAAGTTATTTTTGCAATACCCCATATTTCTTTGTTGCATTCCTTGCAGAGAGGATGTGATTCTATTTGGGGATAGGTTACACCGCCATAGGTTGCATAGTCAGTCATTTCTTTATCAACTTTTTAATTCTTAAACATAAATATAATAAATGCTATAGAAATACATAAAATAGATAAAGAAAGACTGAGTATAAATATGCTCATTACTATATCTATCATTTCGCTGTCATCTTTTTTAATCTTTCAATTAATTCATTAATTTCATTTTCATTTATAGTTACTTCATAATGACCATCACATTCCTCTCGTATTGATAATTCCTTATTTTCTTTATCATAATTAAATGAAACAATTGGATGTTTATCATCATCTAATATTTCAAAATAATCTATATTACCATAAGAAAAGAATCTCATTTCGCTGTCAACTTTTTAAGCGCTAGCTTGAGATCTTCTATTTTTACTTCGTGAGCGCCTTCAAATTCTTTACCGGACAAATGAATATAAACTGACGTTACATCGTCATCTACATTTTCTATCGTTACATTTTCATTCAATTCAATTATCACTTTCATTATTCTTCCGTAATATTTTCAACCAAGTTTATAAAATCGTTTTCCGATAATTTTTTTATCTTTTCCCAAATTTCTTCAGATGCCATTTCATGTGTAAAAACAGGGCGATTAAATTTTTCTTCAACATACTTATGGAAATCAGAAAACAATTTTCCGCCAAAACTTATACCTGTATAAGCTGAAATTATGGCTGACTCTTTTTTATTCATTATTTACCTTTGATTATATTTTCTTTAATCCATTTTTGATGCATGGCTAAGTTTTCATTTGTTTTATCATCGCCTGCAATTATTTCTTCAATAACGTCATGAAGAGTTTTCGCTAATTTAATTAAGTCATCTTGTAATGCCATATTTTGTGAAGCAACATTATCAATTATCACTTTTATTTTTGTCCTTAAATCTGATGGCGATCAGTTGGAGTTGCACCAACATATGAGCGATGTGATCTCATCCTCAATAGTTCATATGGATTACTGTATACGTTCAGCAAAAATGATCATTTCCCATACCCCATAGTGTCTACTAAATTTCACCATGATCGCCTTAATTTGGTGGCCTATTTTCCCCAGTCCGTCCTCATGCAGATTACCCTCGGATTAAGCATGATTTGCGGTGAATGTAAGAGTATCGTTGGC